TGAGCGCATCAGAAACCGCACCCTTCATCTCGTCACCGAGGTCAACAATGTCGCCAGTCTTCGTGCGCTTGATTTTTTGACCACCAAATCCATCACGAACAATGACGCTTTCTGGACGTGTTGCATCCGTGTGCCACATTAAACGCACATGGGCGACAATGTAGTCAGGGTCAAGAGTGTCACGCTCGCACGAAAGAATATTGAATGACCACGCTTCAATTCCAAGAACCTTGTTTAAGCGAGTAATCACTTCACTTACCGGAATGTAGGTAAGAGATGCTCCACCTTTCTTAAGGATTTTTTCCATCTCTCGTGGAAATGGTTCGCTTAACTGTTGCATAACTGTGTTGTTCATTCTGTGTCGCCCTTTCTGACGATGATGCTTGTTTTTAGTACGCCTGTTTCGCAATACATATCTGGGTTGATACCGATGTTGTTGAGTTCTTTGATTCTCCAGTAAGAAGGAGCGCAGTAAGTCATTAACTCCATAGCAATATCTTCTGGAGACTTTACAACCTCGCCCGTGTCCATGTCAACGGACATCTGACCAAGTCGGTCAACTACTGCTTTGGCAAGGTCTTTATGTTGCCAAGCTTTCCGTTCGTATGAAGACTTCTTTTCAATGATTGCGTTTCCAGGAAGTGGAACAGCGGACTCTTTGTCCATCATTTCTCCAAAACGATTCGCAACAGAGTCATAAACAAGAGACATGTCTCGTTTGGCTAGATTCATCTGAAGAAGCATGTTTCCCGCTTCTTCAAGAGTTGCTCCATTGTTCATGGCTTCAAGAACTTCTGCTTCGAGTTGAACCATGAGGTAGCGAATCTCAACAATTTTTTCTATGGTCAATTAGTACCGTCCTAGTTAGTAGCTGGTCTCCCAGTGCTAGATAACGATAGCAATCCTTCTTCTTTGTTGCAACCCGAGTCCGGCCAAATGTGTAAAAGCCCCAACAGCAGAGTCAACCTGGTCGTCGTGGTCGCATGCTTCAGGGAAAGAAGAAAGTTCATCAAGCCACTGAGTCAGCCATGGACCCCTAACTACCCTTACGTTTCCATTTGCTACTGCTGCGGCAAATGGTCTAGCCCTAGTGACCTTGTCTCCGGTTGCCCTAACTCCAGAAAAGTTATAACCGGGAAGAACGTATCTGGCGTACTGGTCGACAAGCGCTTTACCGCTTGAGCCGGGCTCCATTTCCATAAGAATCGGGGTATCTAGACCGTCTTCGTATGCTGTTTGAGATATTAATTGCTCGACTTTTTCCCCACGAACCCTGACTCTCTTGACGTCCATGATGTAAGCAATGCCTTGGTCAAACATCATCAAGGTTCCAACCGTGTAGTCAGGGTCAGGGTTGTTTGGACTTGGTTCGGTTGCTGCAAGGTCCCAGAACCTAACAACCCTTGCTGTGTTGGATATTGTTGGGACTTCAGACTGGTCAATAATAATTACCGACTCTCGTTCAAAGAGGCTTCCGAGAGTCGTGCTCCACCAGTCACCTTCTTCAAGTCGTCTACGCTCGATTGGGTCAAGGGCTTGCAAAGCCTGACGATACGAATCAGCGTCAATTCCGGGGTTGTCCGTAAGTTTTGAAGGTACGAATATTCTTCCTTCAGACAATCCCTCAACAATGAATCTCTGCCTCACCCAGTTGGGCGCAGGGTTAGATGCGCAACGCATTCTGAGGGGGACTTCCGATAGGGGGCCAGAGTTGGGTCGACGCAAACGGGAGAACATGTAGCGATAGTCGGATTCCCGGATTTCGGTGACTTCGTCCATTCCGATGAACTGGAATTCAGAACCTTTGTAGCGAAGATAGTCGGACTGGTTGTTTAGGTATCCAAACGAGATTCTTGCCCCCGAAGGGAAGGTAGCCACGAAGCTGTTGTTGTTCCAGTGGACATCGTCGTAGTTAGACATCCACGATTTAAAGCGGTCCATGAGTGCTCCAGGTAGCGACAAGTCTGCGAATGTTCGACGGAAAAGAATTGCAGAATAGTTGGGGACATCTACAAACTGAAGGGCGGACATCAAAAGCGCAGAAGACTTACCACCGCCAGCAGCACCCCCAAAAAGGGCCTCAATGCCGTTAGTTCTCAAAAATACCTTTTGAGGCAAAGATGGCTCTTCTGGGCAGTAGTCGGACATCTTTGGTTGGAGATACTCAAGAACTTGTTCCCAGTTCGTAGGTTGTTCTGACATATATATCTCCGGGTTGTTTAGTCTGATGATACTCCAATGCGCTAGGCTGTGAGCATATGCAAAAGTTATGGCTACGAGTTAAAATCAGACTGAACAGGTCTTTGTTCGCTTATTTTTTCATGGTTTCATTTATAATACTATCTAGTATTGGTGCAGCGCTTATATACCCCCCAGCTGGTTTGCTGGTTGGAGGGGCTACATGTGGCTTCTTCGGATTTTTGTTAGGTCGTGAGTAAAAAATATGGCATGGAACGCTTCAACGAACAAGTCGCTGAATAATCAAGCACAAAAAGACATTGGACCTGGAGCACCAGTAGCCCAAAATCCCGGCTATGCAGGCAAGCCGTACAGGGACTCCTGGGATATTGAGCGTGCCTATAGAGAAGGCATGCAGAAGGTTACATGGGTGTCTAGGTGTATCGATGCCATTGCTGGAAACCAGGCAAGACTGCCGATAATACTCAGAAAAGACAACTCACCTCATGGTGAAATTCTTTCAATCAGAGAGTCAAAAAAGACAAATCTTCTTAATATTCTAAACTCAAAGTCTAATGTTGGAGAAAACTCCTACATTTTTAGATACAGACTTTCTGCTCAGTTGATGCTTGGCACCAGGGGTGCTTTTATTGAAAAAGTAAGAGGACGAGACGGCGGAATAATTGGCCTCAACCTATTACCTCCTCAGTCAACCTCCCCAATACCAGACCCTAAAAAGTTTGTTTCTGGCTACGAAGTTCAAATGCCCACAGGAAACAAGGTCTACCTGAAGCCAGAAGACGTTTGCTGGGTGAGAAGACCTCACCCAATCGACCCATACTTGTCACTGACCCCATTGGAGGCCTGTGGCGTTGCGATTGAAATAGAAAACCTGGCAAAGCTTTACAACAGAAACTACCTATTAAACGACGGTAGACCGGGTGGTTTGCTTGTTCTTCGTGGAGAAATCGACGACGACGACAAAGAAGAATTGAGAAGCCGTTTCCGTGGAAACCTTTCACGCGCTGGATATACCTCTGTAATCGCTTCCGACGACGGTGTTGACTATGTTGACACTTCAGCAAACCCAAGAGACGCTGCGTACATACAGATGCGTCAAATAACAAAGGAGGAAATCCTTGCTTCATTTGGTGTTCCAGAGTCGGTTATCGGTAATGCTGCTGGTAGAACTTTTAGCAACGCTTCGGAAGAAATTCGTGTCTTTTGGATGGAGACGATGCTTCCCCATTTGGAGATTCTTTCACGGGCTCTAGATGAACTAGATGAAGACAACTATGTTGACTTCAATGTTGACCAAGTGCCCATTTTGATGCTTTACGAGCAGGAGCGCCACCGCTACTTGATGGACGAATTCAACGCAGGTCTTATCAGCAATAACGAGTACAGAATAGGCTCAGGTCGCAAAGAAACAGAAAGCGACCTTGCTGACTCGCTCTTGGCTAATCCAAACCTTATTCCTATTGCAAATACGAAGAAGAAGATGGAAGAGCCTTCTCAGGCACAGGTTCCAGGGGCACCAGGACAGCCTGGGATGCCCGGAATGCCTCCAGGTGCACCCGGCATGCCTCCGATGCCAGGAATGCCTCCAGGACCGGAAGCACAGCCAGCACTTGACCCAAATACGATGGCTGGGGCAATGGCAGAAGTATCTGGAGCACAAGCAGGTGGAGAACTGGCACAATCTCCAATCCCAGGAATGCCTCCAGGAATGATGACCGGAGCAGAGCCAGTACCTCCTGGTGCTACCTCTGCTGAGTCGCCAACCATAATGACAAAAGACGCCCTCGAAGCAATTTCCCAAAAGCAAGAAATCGAAAGATGGGAAGAGATACTTGTCAGAAGCATGGAAAGAGTCATGGAAAGACAACAGCGTGTTGTTCTTGAGAAGTCAAGTGGAGCAAAAGCAAAGA